CTCTGTGCTGGTAGAATGTAATTGTACACTGCTATACCGCTATCAACTGTAATCTCTGCCGCACCGTTGTCACTAATCCTCATCGTCTTAGTACCTGTTAGATTAAGAATACTAATAACATGTTTGATAGGCCAATGCCATGCTCCCTTTAATGTGCCTTCTATGCCTGCTTGAAATACAAAGTGTCCTGCATGTGTACTATGATCACCAAACATAAACACTAGGTTACCATCTTCTGTTTTTGCTTTAAATGTAGTTTCGTTAGGACTCACGTCTGCTTGATACTTTAAACGCTGTATGCTCATCTCTACAGGTGTAAACTCTACGTCCCAATTAGCACCTTTGAACTTAACTGCTTTAAGTTTATCATTAACAATTTCACTTACCATAAAGCGATAGTCGTTGTTAAAATCTGCTCCTTTATTCTCAAAATGTAAGCCTACAGGCGTATTCTTATCTTCGCCTCTATCCTGGCGTTTTACTGTAATGTTAGCGTCCTTTAAGTACTCTGGAATAGTAAGCAACCGTTTTAGGTTACTTAGGTCTGGCATACCAAATGTGCCTTTGAATTCTAGTACTGGAGTTGCGAATTGTGCTTGTACTACTACACTTCGATCGTCTGCTAAACCGTTAATTTCTGTAAATTCGTCGTTTCCTGTGATCTTTACTAGATCAATACAACCTAAGTCATGTGTGTGACTAACTAGGTCTAAAAGGTAATCCTTCATTTTTTTCTCCTTTAAAAAGTTAAATTATAAAAATATTATATAGGTTTATTTAGGCGATTGTAACCTTAACTGTTTATTTTGGCCAAACATTGTCCGCCCCTTAATGAAGTTAGTTTGCCAGACTTTTTAAGTTCTAACCAACTAACATTGGTCTCGGGGTCGCCAAATGATTTAAGAATTTCAAAACCTATTAATTCTGTCAGTGGTTCTACTAGTGCTCCAGGTGTATATGAATACAACGATTTTTCGAAATTTTGCACAGCAATAGGAAAATCACAGTTATTGTAAGTAAACAACAACACCCCTCCAGGTTTTAATAAATCATATATCTCTGTTAAGTATTGTCTAATAACATCCAATGGTTTATGGTTAAAAAAGTTCATAGCAACAATAAATCCAAACTGCCCTAGCGGAAAGTTTTTAAAAATTATATCTTTTTCTTCGTCGATGACTCGATATCTTAGCCTGTCTTGATATTGTTTAGTCCAATGACTTTTTATAGGCTTAAGAAGCTCTTCAGATTCGTCAACTACGTATAGTGGATCTGACGATGTCATCTTATCTATATATTTTCCATATTCAGGACGAATAAACATACCTGTGTGTTTCCAACTACTATGATAATGTATTCGATTAAAAAATCCTTCATCTATTTCATCCCGATATATTAGAGCTTGAAATAATACACGATCTAATATATATGTTGAATCATCTTGATCCTTGCTATCTTCGTATATTTTATAACTTGTTGATAAGTATCCAGACTCCTCTTTTTTTAACCTATTAGCAGTACTGTCTTTAAATTCAGATAAAAGTTCATCGAACTCATTAATCTGGTTTATTACTTCTATTTTCTTTTTTAATAGTTCATCTTTTAATTCTACATTAAATGCAGATTTGCCTAATGCATTTAATGTAGACGATAAAGCATTATCTACTTGTTTAGTAATAGCATCGACTGATGTGTTATCAACGATAGTTTTGTATTTTACAAAATAGCTTAAAGGATCTTTCATTTGAAGTCGAATAGCTGTTGGAATGTGTTGCTAATGTCTGTTCTTCTAGATATATCCCAATTTAGTACACCTAGTAAATTTTCAACTTTTTTATCAATAAGAGCTGTTTCCATTAGTTCGTCGTCGAACGGTAATTCTTTGTACCATTCTGGTATATTAGTTTCATCAGTTGGAATACCTATGCTTTTGAATCCTAGAGGATTATCTTTAAGTTTACACACAACAGTTTTCATGCCATCTTGTATTTCCATACTGTAGTTATCTCTGTGCATGTTACGCAAGGTATTCCAATTTACTGCCGCTCTAACATGTCCTGGAATAGTAGGTACCTTGTTACCTTTTCCCCTCTCTACTTTTTCGGTCTGCATTATTTTACGGTAGTGTGTTAATTTATTAACACGTTTTGGTGATCCCTTTTCCCAACTAGGCTTGTCTTTAAAACTTTTTTTAAAGTCTATAATCTTCTCAATAATGAACTCCTCATTTCTATTTGTAAGCAAATCGTTTAATATATCCTTCAAGAAGTCTTGTATTACTACAGGAGTATCACTGCGTTTTAAATCTAACCCCATAGCTTTAACTTTGCCTGGTTTATTATCTATATCATATCGTGTGCCTTCACTGTCGTATACCATTATAGCGTAACGTTTCTTCTTAATGAATAAGCCACTTTCGCCGGTTATCTCGCGACCACACTTAATAATTTCGCCTTTCTCTATAGGTACGTTATGTGCGCGTTCCATATAAAGAGGAAAACTAACATTTACATCATCTGCTAATCCTTCGTACAATGCAGTTGCTATTTCTTTATCCCACTCAGCACCATTTGCAACTGCTTCTTCCATTACTGGCCAAGCACTAAAGTATGCTGAGTCTGTATCACCGTATATAATACATTTACCTACATGATCATATTCGCCAGTTAAACATTCGTTAACATGTGCATCCATATGTTTTGCAATTGCTCTACCTGTTAATGTAGTTGACTGTCCTATGCGCTTATCAAAGAATCTACAGTGCGGGTTAAGAATTGCACCGTACAAGCTGTTTAATAGAATCTTTTTAATAAGCTGTCTCTTGTCCCAAAACGATTTATCTTCTTCGGTTTCTGATTTGCGTAGTTTTGCTTGTAGTTCTTTGCGTTCTGCGTACCAACGCTCTAATAGTCCTGGTATAATACCTGCTTTTTCATATGAAAATATAGTGCCGTTAGCACTTAATGACCAGTTGCTACCTTGGTTAAAAATAATATCATGTATCTCTTTTGCTGAGTGTTGTGTTTCGTCACCGTTAATCCAATCAACAGTAACACTAAAGTCAATTCTTCTTTCCATTACTGCTGTGTATTCAAATGAGCCAAATAGTCCTTCCCATGCACCTGCAAATGAAGCACCTACATACTTTTTACCGTTGCGGAATTGATCTCCCATTTTACTTGCAACATGTTTGTCAGTTTCTATAGGTCTGAATTGTCCTATGATAGTTTCAGGAGCCATATTTAACGATCTAATAACAGATGGATACAAGCTGTTGATATCAACTGATCCTATCCATTTATGTACTCCTTTTTTAGGTTTTGCTACATACGCACCAGCGGCTTGTGTGTTGCCTTCGGATCTAATCCTATCTGGCACTACCATACCACGTTCATGTGCTTCGTTAATGATAGCTTGTTCTACAGTAGCAACAGTACCCATTGTAGCTGGTATTAATACTGTGTTTGAATGTGCTAATTCATTTGCTAGTTCTAAGAATTTAAGCTTCTCTTCCATCTTCGCTAACAGCATTGTATCTTGTCTGTTATAGTCAATGAACTTTTCAAAGTCTTGATTGTACAATTGATCTAATGTACCTGCGTATGCTACCTTAGTTTCACCTAGCTCATACTCTGATATAGCATCTAGTGAATAAGAATGCATTTCTTGATATGTGTACTTTCTGTACAGTTGCATATAGTCAACGTGTACCCTGCCGTGTAAGTCGTACGTTTCTTGCTCTGCCCCGTAACGTTCAAATTTACGCTTTCTAGGGAACTTATCCCATAAACAAAAGCGTCTTGTATCGTTTTTACTTAGTACTCTAGTAATGCGATTAACCATGTACGGTATATCAAATCCTTCACTGTTCCAACCGCTTAATATATCGCCATCTTCAATTAAGTCTAGAAACGCTATTAACATTTCTTTCTCGGTGTCGCAGATTATAGTGTTCTCAAACTTGTCCGCAATCTCATCTGCCTTTTCACGTAGCATGCCCTTGGGTGGCACTGCAAGACATATAAGTTGCTTAGTCCATGATAGATAAAGTGCAATTGCTGTAACTGGATTGAACGGATCTTTAGGCGGACTAAAGCCTTTCTCTAAATCAAAATCTACTTCAATATCAAAGAATATTGTATGTAATTCCGGTGAATCGGCATTTTTATAGTTCTCTTCTAGGCACTTGTTAACAACATTAATATCACTTTCGTATGTCTTCTTGTTATCATGAATAGCTACTTCTTTACGAAATTCACCTTTGTTTCTTGCCTTAACTTTACTTACAGGGTTACCAAATACGTTAAGGTACTTGCCTGCAAGATCGTCATAATAAAATTCGTACTTAGGGTTGTAAATTATTAATTTACGTTTTCCATCTACTCGTTCTACCACATGTATCTTGTCATGCTCGTGATCGTAAATTGCGTCAATGTATGCCATAGTCTTTATTAGTCAGTGCGACCCACTGTTTCTAAGATAGTTTCTAGTAGCTCGTGGTCGTCAACTGCTTGCTGAAAATTTACCTTATAAGCCACTCTAACGGCTTTCTTTAGTACGCCAGGCTTAACTTCCATTTCTTCTGCAATTGCTTTAATTGTGTCTGCTAATCCTTCGTTAAGGATTTGAACTTCCGACATTACACTAATGCCCTCTTTAAACAGTTGCTCTAACTTCTTTTTTTGTTCTGGGGTGAATATCGTTGAATCTGGCATAGTGTCTCCTAGGTAATAAATTGTAATTACCTAATATTATACTACTATACAGAATAAAAAAGATGCATATAGCACCTAATTAAAGTTAATGAGTTAGGTTAATATTGTGAATTTAACGATAACAAGTCTGTTCTATCTTCTATGCTGTCGATTTCTGCTTTGATTGCATCTATTTTAGCACGATGTTGATCAAGTGATCTACGATCTTCTTTTTCTTGTTGTTTTAGTATTGCAAGTTGTCGTGACTGCTGTTTGTTTACTTCGTCAGCGTGGGCGACGCTATCTTCTAAGCTGTTAATGTTTTTCTTATCACGTTCTTGCTCATCAGCCATTAGCTTAACAAAAGCTTCCATATCTGAGTCTGTGTACGCATACTGGGCTCGTGCCTTATCCATTAAGCGTCTAGCTAAAGGATCACGGATTTTTACGTCTTGACTATTTTCCTTGTCGTCTTCGAATAATTCAAATAGTTTCATTTCTTAGCCTTTACGCTATTAGCGTACTTTTTCTTAGATTTCGATACAGTAGGGTAAATGCTAGGATTGCCCCTCTTAATAGTTCCGCCCAATGGCGCTGATACTGTTGCGATACCGCCTGATGTTGTTTCCATTATTTCGCGTACTTTCATAAGTGTATTTATGACTAAGGTTGTTGTTGATTATATCTATTAAAGAACTCGTCGTAGTACCTAGGATCTTCAGAGGCTGATTTACCACGCCATCTTTGTACTAAGTCTTTGATACCCGATTGTGGGTTTTTACTTTTAAGCTCGTTGCCCATTTGTCGCATAATAGTTTGATTGAACTTTTTATATGGTGCATGGTATTCGGTCCCTGATAAGTCACCCTTACCACCATACTTATATTTTGAATCAGTTCCTCTTTTATGTTTGTTAAAATGCGAACCTTGATGTATGTACTTCTTTGCGTAATCCTCTTGCCCTTTAAATGCTTTTGGATATCGTGTAGTGAAGTCTTGGGCTGTTGTTTTGTTTAACTGTGTAGGACCGTATGCGCTTGAACCTGTTTTATATGCTTGCGTGCCTTTTTTAGCACCGTGTGTACGTATGTAATGTCCTGAGCCGTCCTTACCTGCATCAACACTTGACATCTCAGCGGCATTAAACGCGTTGTAGGCTTTGTCGTAATCTATACCGTTTGGTGTCTTCTCACTTGATAACTTATCAACTGCCATTCCAGCTAAACCTACACCAGTTGCGGTGGCAGCCACGCCTTGCCCAATCGACGCAGGATCTACTTTTTTCTTTGTAAAGCTTTTAAGAGCTTTTAAAGCTTTTGGTCCGTACTTCGCAGCCGCAGCCGCCGCACCTGCGAAAAATGGCAAAGCTTCATCTAAT